TAATTCTGTTTCTTGGGTTGGCGCTGTCAACAGCTACACGCATGTTCACTGGCTTACCATTCTTCAAGACACGCTCTGTTTCATAAACCCATTCTGTAGGTTTTGGCACAATCAACTTTGACATCGCATCATCTGACATTAAACCTGATCTAGCAAATGCAGCAAGTTCTGGGTTTGTTTCGTCATAGGTTTCAGCAATTGTGTCTTGCAGTGTTTCACGCTCTTCCTGTAATTGCTTACGCAATTTTCTCGCCTCTTCCTCGTCATCAATATTACCTTGTAGTCTTTGTTGTGTAAGTAATATGTTCTGTCTTTGGAGCGCGCTGTCCTGCATGCCCTGTAAGAAACGTCCTTCTTCAAGAGCGTAACTTTGTCCAGCAAGAGTTTGTCTTTGTTTTTCACCCGCAACTTGCAGATCAAATAGCTTTTGTTCTTGTTCACGCTTCTTTGCAGCACGAGTTACTTCTGCTGCGGCCTGTCGCAAAGCAGCAGCACGAACAGGATCAGTAGCCTGCAAAGCCTGAGCCGCCTGTAATAGACTGTCAGGGTTTTCTGGGTCTAGGTTTTGAAGCTGCTCAGCCATCTTCTCGCCAGTAGTCCTTGGGTCAATCCCAAGCATAGGCTGTACTGCACGGCGTAGGTTTTCCTGACGCTGCACACCAAGCTGACCTGCTACCTGAGCAAGTGGCGCTGCTGCTCGTGTCAGACCAGTAAGACCTGACGCAAGCCTGTCACCCTTGAGCATACCTTCCTGTAGCATTTTCATCTGACGCTGTTCAGGAGTATCAATGATGTCCGCGAACAGACTCTGAATGTTTATAGCCATTGTTTAACTCCTGTTAAAATTTAAAGCCAACATCGCGCATTGCTTGTTCTGCTGCGTCTTTGGCGCTCATGCCTGTGTTTACATAGCTATCATAAAATGATTGAAATGCTGTTGCTCCGGCTTGGTCTAGGTTCGGGCCTGTGTATGAGCTAGTTGATTTTGATGAGCCTTGCTGCTCACCTTTTAACAAATCAAACAAGCCTTGATATTGCTGCTGGCGTATTGCATTTGCCAACGCTTCGTAGCCAAGCTGTGCCTCTAGTCCTGATTCTGCTAATTGCGCTCCTAGACCCAGACCAGTAGCCTGTAAAGCGGACTGTATACGCTGTGCCTCAAGTTGCGGTTGCAAGTTTGCAAGTAGCTGATTCTGCCCTGCGTAAGCAGCAGGGATAGAAGACAGACCTAGCTCGCCTAGTAGTCCTAGTCTTGCTCGTGTCTCGCCCAATCCCGCGAGGGTTTGCTGTGACTGTAGTGCTTGCTCTGCTCTAGCCTGTTCCATAGCACTTACGCCAAGACCTGCTTGCTGTTCTGCGATAGCCTTCTCTAGTGCTAACTGCTCTGGCGTACCGCCAAACATGGCAGTCCTAACACCTAGTCTGCCTTGATTTGCTAGACGCTCTTCTAGACCTAACCTTGCACGTTCTTGCTCAGGTGCAAGAGTTGCTTGCATACGACCAAAGATGTCCTGCTCACGAGTAGCTCTTTGCATAGGGTCTTGAGTCAGCATCCCGATTACATTCTCTTGCTCTTGTCGCCTTGCTTCTGGATCGCCAAGCATACCAAAAGCCTCAGAGCCAAACCCTAGCATTCTAGCTTGTAACGCCTGCTCTGTAGGACTGAGCATTGTAGCCATGCCACCTGCGTTTAATGTTGCGCGAGAACCAGTAGGTGTAGTAACAGTAAAGGGTCTGAACTCTACTTGACGACCTATCTCACCTAGCAAACCGCCTTCTGGTACTTGATAGTTCTGACCGTAGATTGCAGTAGTTGCATCTTTACCTAGCGCACTAATATCTTCAGCAATTCTACCCTGCGCTAACGCGCCACCAATACCTGATAGAAGATTACCAGTTTGACTTCCGGGTAAATTTTTTAAAAAGTTTCCAATTTCTTCCCACATTAGTAAGTACCTCCATCAATCGTGCCGACTGTGAAAGTACCGCTCACTGTCAGATTATCTGTTGTTGCTGTGCCAGTAAAAGTAGGTGACGCTGAGTCAGACTTCGTTGCCACTGCCACTTGGATTGCGTCAAATTCAGCTCCGACCTCAGAGCCTTTAACAACCTTGGCAGGGTTGCCGCTAACCAAAGCGTCCTTGGCTGCGAAGTTAGTAAGTTTGGTATAGTTCGACATTAGACTATCCTTCCCATCAGAGCTTGAATGTTAATCTCTTGAAGGGCAATCGAGTTACCCTCAACAGTTGTTTCTACCCCTACGGCTACGACTGTACCCTGACCAGAGGCGTTGATCTTCTTGCGTTTAATCAAAGCAATAGACGATGAATACTCAGCGTCCGTGTTGAATTCTGATATGTTGTACTGCGCTACATTGGACTGCGGTAGTACATAGGCTTGCTTTCTGTAGTTGCCAGAATAGTCATACGCCCAGTTTAATACCACTGTAGCTTCAGCGCCATCAAAGGTTGTCAGGTTAATCTTCTTCAGGAATTTTAAGTTTGACGTATTGCCAAAGCTCAAGGGATGACTGAAGTAACTCAACTGATAACCCGTATTGTTATCGGTGTATCCCGTGTACTCACCAATGCCATCTGCTACACCAACGTACAGTTTCTCAGTAGATGTTTCCGCGAAGCAGAGTGGATTAATATGCGACCAAGTAGTCGCTCTAAAGCTCCCATCCTGTAGAGGGAAGCGTGTGTCAAAAGCGTAGACCACACCCAATACTGGGAAGTTTAGTAACACAAACGCTTGTCTTGGCGAGTAGTGCATACTGATATTCCCTGTCTCTGCCGCGAAGAGAGACTTAATATCGTTGTTGACGTTCTTTGATATATCACCAATAGGAGCTGACTTCTCTTGAATTGTCCTTGACAAACTACGAACACCCGAGTCGTCTAGGAATATCAAGTCTTTACCAGTGGAGACTACCGCATCTCTACCCACACAACCTACGTTCGAGATTGTATCAGATAACGTCATACTCGCAGGGCTGCTTGCTCCTTCATATATTATGATAGAGTTCCTGCCAAAGATAATCAGAAAGCCATTGTGTGCCGCCATAGCGGTGATAGTGTCGTATCCATTAGGCCAGACCTGTGTAATATCAATCGAGCCTGTAGAGCCACCTGACCACCCAGAACCGTTGAGTAGGTCTGACCAGTAGATAGTGGACTTGTCACCATCAAAGTCTGCCACCCATAACCGACCAAATGCAGCGATAGCTACATGGCCTTCTGGCGGTGTGCCTGTCGCATGAGTATGAGAGGACATTGGCTCTAGTACACCCGCATGATCAGAGTAAACTAAAGGCTCGTGTCCTCGTTGGAAGATGTACATATGATCGTTGAACGGTACGAACTTCCAGTTGTTAGCTGTGATCGTATAAGATGCAGGCGTTTCATCTACCATCGTGGTAGTGCCTGAGAATATCTTGTTGTTACCTGCTGACAGAAAAGTAACATCGCCATCTGCGGCAACGTACTCGCCCATAGATTCTATACCATCTGACGAACCAAGAAGATCGTTACCGTTTAGTAAGGTATAACCCTTCCTTGCGGCAATACGTCCTTCCTTATCAATCACACAGTTATCCGCAACGGCAGAGAAACTTGCGTCCTGTGCCAACGGTGCATCTTGGGTGTTAATACCCGCAAATCCCGGAGCGGTAATGGTGATACTTTGGAGTTGTTGTGCCATCTATACCACCATAAAAGTAGTTTCATCAGGGTAACGGTTAGCGTCTATAGCTATCGCATCAGACAAAGCAGTGGACGCAATAGCAAATTGCTCTGCTGCTGACTGACCGCCTGTCTCACCACGCTCCCGTAGAGCCATCGCGAATGCCATCTGAACCACAGGGTTGTGTGGCACTTTGATCTTGGTTGCGTCAGCACTAATTAGTCCTTGTGGTTTGGACATATCAAACCGCAGGTTATATATACCGTCAGGCTGTGGGTATACCTTGACCTTTAAATCGTCATTAGCATCCACACCAGTGATAGTGTAAGTGGATGGTGAGCCACTGGTTACGTCTTGGTTGTAGTAGACGTTGTTAAAGAATGACTTTGTTTCGAGCCTCATCATCCTGTTAGATGAATCGTTAATGACATCCTTGAGGACTGCCTCCTGACCAGAGCCAGTTAAAGAATACTCTGACGTATCCGAAACTGTATTGACTAGGATTGTGTCGCGAAGGGCAGACCAGTTCCAAGAGTTCTCTACAATTCTCTTTGCGTCATTAACAAAGTCTCCGATCAATGCGGAGTAGTCAGACTCTAATGCTGTGTTAGCTTGGTCTTCACGCAATCGCCGAAGGACACTATTGATTGCTTCTAGGTATGTCATCGTCTGCCTCCTGCGGCACGAAGGAATTCACCAAACATTCCTTGTTGTACGTTCTCCAACTTAGTGAACTTAGTTGGGAATAAGATTGATTCTGTCACTGGCGTGTCGTTTACTATTGACTGCATTAAAGTCAGATTCATTGTCTGCTTAGGCTCTGGTTTAGGCAAAGCAGGAAGAATTGTCTTGGGTCTATCGTCAACAACCACATCT